GAACAGGCGGCACTCGGCGAACGCCGGTACCGGCACGAGGGTCGCGGCGGCGATCTCGTAGTCGGTGAACAGGGTTTCGGTCTCCGGCATCTTGCCGCCGGACTCCATCCAGGCGCGCTCGATGTCGCGCTCACTGCCGTTGGCATCGGCCCCGCGCAGTACGGTGACCGCCGAGGCCGCCCCAGCGTCCACGGACGGGCCCACCACCCCCTTGCCGAGCAGGTAGATGGCCTCGGAAACGTCCTCCGACAGGCGGGCGTTCATGGTGGGACTGACGTCGTCGAACAGTTCGCCCTCGCCCCAGACCTCCCCGCGCTCCTCGTCGATGTTCAGGGTGTCCATGCGGCCGATCACCACCGAGGTGGAGTGCCCGTCCTCGTCGGTGCGCTGCCACTTCAGGGGAAGCGGTAGCGGGCGGTGCCGCAGGGCGCCGGGAGCCATGCGGCGACCGTCGCCCGTCGGCTTGTCGATCGGTGCGAGTAGCCCCCGCCACCTTGTGCCCATGGTTTTCTCCTCCCGGGCCTAAATGTCCCAGAATTGGCGATTGGTCAAGTCTATGGTCTCGCCGGGGCGAACCAACAGGCTTGTGCAGCGGCACTGGATCACTTCATGTGCGGGCCCCGACGGATCGCCGGGAAACCACAGTGGAAACCCGCCGACCATGAAGGGTGCGTTCATCGGCACCCGCTGGCCGTCGGCCTCCATGTGCGTCGGCCGGGTGCGCTCGTCGGAGGTGGCCAGCCACATCCGTTCGAAGTCCCCGCCGAGGTCTTCGGAGACGGCCCGGAAGCTGTCGAATCGACCTGCGTTGAGGCTCCCGACGGTCTCGGTGCGAGCCACCACGGTGGCGCGGTTGGGCCAGCGGGGGGTGTCCGTCATCGACAGGATCTTCTGGATCCGGTCCCGGATCTCGGGGATCGACTCGCCCATGCCCGCGCCCAGGGAGACCTCCCGGGCGATCAGGCTGTAGACCTGGTCAGGGAAGTGCACCAACCGGTTGCGGGCCTGGGCCAGGTAGGAGTCGACGAAAGGCCGCTGATCGTAGCGGTACCCCTCACCGAAGATGCGCCGGTAGCTGGCCCCCATCAGCTCCCCGATGGAGCCGTAGACGAACTCGTCGAGCCCTTGCACCCACTCCGGCGCCACCGACCAGACCTGTACCGGGTCCGGGATGGCGCCGCTGTTGATGGCCTGCGAGGCCAGCACCATCCATGAGGCGAGGTGGGCATAGTAGTCGTCATATACCGTGCGCTCGCCCACGGTGAAGCCCGCCTGTGCCTCCAGCCTCTGCGAAGCCCACGGGTCTTCGCCCTCCCCCTCCCATACCGGCTCGGTCACGTCGCACCCACTCGGCGCGGTGAACGCAGGTACCCGCTGGCCCGGCTCAGCTCGTCGAACAGCAGCGACGGATCGTGACCGCTCCCGTCGATGAGCAGCCGGACGCAGAAGTCGTCCAGGAGGCTCTGGAGGCGGTCGAACTCGACTTCAAGGTCATTGACGGCTTCGGGCAGGTTGTCCCAGGCGCCGCGCAGCACTTCCGAGGCCTTGGACCGGGTCGTCTCGCCGTAGCACATGTTGAGCAGGTGCTTGGCGGTTCCCGGGTACCGGTCGCGCTCCCGGTGGGAGACCAGGCGGCTCCCGGCTAGGCCCATGGCGCGCATGACCGCGAAGTTGCACAGCGGGAACAGGCTGGCGGCCATGGCGTTGGCCGGTGCGTCCGCCGCGCCGTTCTGCGGCTCGCTCTGCGGTAGCCCCCGACTCTCGACCTCGGCCACGTCGGGGGGCGGCGCTCCCGCTGGCTCTGCGGCGGGCGTGCCGATGCCGAAGCCGCTGGGCTTCAGGCCGAGGATCTCCAGCGCCCGGGGGCTGTCGAGGATCTGGGGATTTGCGGCGATGCCTGACAGCAGCTGCTTGCGTACCTGCTCCTCCGGGGTCGGCTTGTCCTCGTCGCCATAGTCACCGGCGCGCCGGGTGGAGTCGTCGGAGATCAGGCCCTTCTCGTTGAAGGCCAGGGCGTCCTGGGTGCGGTTGGGGCGTACGGCCAGGGCTGCGGTGTCGAACGCGTATGTGTATTTGTCCGGGTCTACCCCCATCTTTTCCAGGGTGGGGTTCAGGTAGTGGTTGGTGAGGGCGTCGGCGATGCGCGACAGCACCGGCTCGATGAAGATCTTGATTGTCGACTCTTCGACGGCCCACGCATTCCAGTGGTTGGTGCCGCCGATGCCCATCAGCACCTCGGGGGGCAGGTCCAGCTGGACCGCCAGGCGCCGGATGGCGGCGTCCTCCATGGGCTGGAGCGTTTCGGAGACATCCGACCAGAACGTCAGATACTTGATCTTGTCGATGGCTTCGGGGTCGGCCGTCATGATGATCGGCACCATCGCCTCGGCGCTGGAGCGGTCCTCGATCGAGATGGCCGCCGTATTGGCGAACACCTTGGCCACGCCGTCCACGCCCGGGGGGATTCCGTCACCCTTGGGGAAGTCGATATTGCTGGGCAGCAGCAGCACGCCAGCGCCGGTCAGGCGGGAGTCCAACTCGGCAAAGCTGCGCTTCATCGTGGCTTCGATCTTGCGAAGCACGGGGATGGCCGACCGCACCGAGGAGTCCGCCCACATGGTGCGGCGCGGGTGCGGCGTCCAGCACCTGATCAGGAGGTCTTCACCCTCCTGAAAGTCGAACTCACCGCCGTCGGTGCCCACTGCCGGGCGGATGATGCGGATGCTGCCGCCGGTGTTGCTGATCTCCGAGCCGGAGATGACATACCACAGGTCGTCGCCGTCCTCGGCCCCGTCGGCCTCGGCCACGATGAAGGCCTCGCCCGCCACGGCCAGGTTCACACCGATCAGGCGCAGGGCCTCGTCCTTGGCCGGGCCTCGCCCGAGGGGTCCGGCGGCCAGCGCGGCGATGTCCGGGTCTTCGGCTTCGTTGGCCGCCTCGCCGTTGTCGTCGACCTCGGCAACGTACAGGCGACACCGGGAGACCGCGCTGCCGATCCAGTTGCAGTATTTGCGCAGCTCACCGATGATGTCGTACATGCGCCAGGCCTCTTGCTGCCAGGCGTCGTCACCATAGCGCCAGGTCTTCCACCCGACGTTGAGGGTCATGCGGGCAGAGGCTGCGGTCAGCGCGATCGGCTTGCGGGGATGACTGCGACACCTGTCGGTGTCGGGGATGGGAGCGCGCCGACACGCCTTACCGGTGCGCGCGGCGGTCGCCGAGCACGCAGCGCGATGGGGGCGCTGTCGCTGCCCTCCTGCCATCAGTCACCCCTTCCCAGGTCCGAGAGCATCCCGGCCACCTGACTGAAGGCCAGCGCCAGCGCCGGGGCGTGGACGTATCCCCAGCCCGTCACCGCGCAGGTGGCGATGGCCGTGGCGGCGCCGATCCAGATGGACTGACACCAGACGCACATGATCAGTTCTGCCAGTTTCTTGCGCCACCAGGACGCGGTGACGTCCTCGGCGTCTTCGGTGTCGTCATCGGGCATCAGCCTGCGCAGGAGGGTGACTTTCAGGTCGTTGAAGATGAGGTCTTGCGGGAGCATGCTGCTCAGCCGTGCTGTGGCAAGCGCATAGACGACTAACGCGACCATGTCCGGCATTTGGTGATCGTATCTTGTTGCTCCGAAAGGTGGTAGCTCGTCACGGGCTGCGGTCAAGTAACTTGTGGCGCCCGTCACATCACTTGAGCATTGGCACACGACTTGACACATCAGTTGACGGCCCCCTAGTATTAGGCGCACACAAGCCAAAGGGAGGCAGAGATGAAGAACCTGACCCTGGCGCTCGACATGAGCGCCCAGACCATCGCCGAACGGATCAACGTCACCACCCGGACGGTCCGGGCATGGGATGCTGGATTCCGCACCCCGGCGCGGCGCAACCTGGCCAAGCTGGCCACCCTCATCGACGCGGCGCACCGCGAGGTCGTCGCGGCCAGCCGGATCGACACCCGGCGTGACGCCCTGCTGTGCGCCTTCAACCGGATGCTGTCTCGCCTGGGGGTCACGCCCGTGGCGCTGCCCGCCGCGAAGCGGGAGAACCCGCTGGCAGAGTTCTTCGAGATGCGCCGCCAGATGCGCGCCCTGGAGTCCGCAGCCGCCGGTGGGG